GTCTGGAATGTTCCTACCTGGCTTGTCTTTGCCAGCTTAAGGATTTCCTCCTGGTCTGCGTGAGACAGAAAGCTCTTATCATCGCGCTTGCCAGTGTCAAAAACGTTGTGTTTCATATTGTCATCTCCTCCTTTAGATTCATCATCCTCTTTTTTAGGATTTTCTTTGTCTACGAATTCAGCCATCATGGCGAAAACGGCTGTCTGCTGTTTCTCGTTCATGGATTTAAAAATGTCTTCGATAGTCTCAACCTTATCGTCTTTTTTCTCTCCATTATCTGATTTGTCATTAGGCTCGATTTTTTCTTTTTCCTTCTTTTTATCCGGCTTATCTGCGGAATGCTCCAACTGACCCATGATCATTTCATTATAGCCAATGACAATACCGGTTTCGCCATCGCCATGCATCATCACATCATCGATAAATGCTCCTGGATTTGCACCGGCTAATACCAGACTTACTTCTCTGATGATGCCATGAACAACATCGTGTCCAGCCTGTTTAAGCTGATTGGCAAAGATAGAAAGAGACTGTACGTCGCCATGTTTTACAAGTTCCCGTGCAGTCTTTCCTGATTCTGTATCATTAAATTCACAGAACGCATAAACTCCTTCATCTCTATTTTCGAGATGAGCTAATCCAAGCACATTCGCCGGATCGGCATGATTATGCATCCATACTAACGGGACTGTCTGCCCGTTCTGTGCTTTGAATGCGTCTTTTTTAATGACTCGTCCATCGGCACACTGAAGATCGTTTCTAGTGGCCCAGCCACCAAAGTCATACTTCATTTTGATTTTTACCTCCTGTATCTACTGTTTGTTTTGCTGGAATTACTGTCGTTTCTCTAGGATCGCTTAAATTGCTATTTCTTAATTCATCGGCCTTAGGATCATTAGATGGCTTCCATCCAATTACCTGTCTGATTTCATTTGATGTCGCAATTTCATTTCTGGTAAATTTATCAGAAATTTCAGCAAGATCAGCTACTGGCACAAGCTTGAATGGATCTCTAAAGAACATAATTGACTTGTTCTGTGAGCGTGCCGTCTTTGTTAAAAATTTTCGCTTCATCTCATCAACAATCGCTGAAACGATAGGCTCAATCGTTCGGTTGTAATAATTCAGCATAGTCTTCTCGTCTGCGGTACCATCCAAGATGCTCTGAGTGATTCCTAACTGGCTGTAAAGCATACTCGTTAAGTATTCAATCTGCTTCATTAGATTGTTTTCCAAAGAACGATTCAACTGCGTGATTCTCTCTGTTCCATCGGTATAAGCAATGCCATACTTAGAACCGGACAACTGCTGCTCGATATCTTTACGCCGCTGCTCAGCCTGCTTACGTCTTGCCTCTGATTTAATTACATAAGGTAGCTGAATGATCAAATCCAACTTGCCGGAGCTGCTCTGTTCATCGACAGCATCTAGCAAATTCAATTTTCGAATAAGCCTCTGCATCGTCGAATTCGGCTCGTTAATTACCGCATACAGTGGATTTTCCACGATAGCAACCGTATCTTTCGGAACAACAATTTCTTGTTTTCGCCCAGTATTTTCGTTGTATACCTCAACACGGACGTGACGAGGATACCAGTCACGAATTCGACCAACTCGCATCGAAAGAATCTGATATCCTTTTGTGTCGTCTGGATCATCATCGGTATCCACAGGAACGATTGCTACACAGCCTTCATCCATCATGGACATAACAACATCTTGGATAAATGCCCTACCAGTCTGATCAAGATTGGCTTCCAACGACAAACATTCGTTTAAACCGCTTTTTATAACATTTAAAAACCGCCCTTCATCATCCAACTGAACGTGCTGAATGTTGATGGCGGCTACGTCTAAAGCGATTCTATTGTATACGGACGTGACTATCGATCTTTCGTTTCCTCTGGTAAGGCGAAAACGATCAGGACGATATGAATAACCCGAACCGATATTCTGGGACATCATGGTAGGGGCTCTATTGCGAAAAGCATTCCAGGCATTTTTAAACCTGGAACTTAATGATAAATCCATTTTGAATTCTCACCTCCTAAAAATAGGCAAAAAAAAAGACCCCTTTTCTTAAGAGGTCTACAGTAATTTTACACCGGTATTTTGTTCAGTATAGATTCGCATATGATTCCGTTACTATCGGGATTATAATGCTCGTCTAAACACTTCAGTGTCAGGAAATTCCCAACCTTTTCTTCTATGTCTGCCCAATATTCATCGGTCTCAGATAAACCGTTAAAATCGCAGTCCAATCCAAGTTGCTGCATAAGGTTTATTTCTTCTTCACTGAACATACGCTCACCCTTTCTTTAAATATTTACGCTTCGTTCTACTTCCTGTACACCAAGTAGTTGTTATGGTTCCATTTTCAGGATTCACTGCTACTGTCGCATATTTCCCTATAAACTGCTGACTTGGTCGTCCAAGGTTATCTGTTTTTGTTTTAATGCTACCATGATTCAACGGATTTTTCAATGCGTCCAAAATTCCTTCAACGGTTACCGGCCTTGATTCGGTTTGTGTTCTGTCAAGGGCATGATCTGAAAAACGTGTAACCAGTATTCCATTTGAAGCTTTTACAGGTGTTCGCAACTGGCTATTCATCCTTGCCTGAATGGAGCTTCTGTCATGAGCTAATTGTTCTTTCGTTCTCCGAACTCCCCATTTCATACCCTTTATTCCATAATGCATCAAATTATCACTTGATTCGATATGAGCTACTTTTCTGACGGTATAGGGTCGTAATACAGAAGAGTAATCAATTAACTTTGCTACTGGCATCTTTATCCCCCCTACTCAAATGCTTCCCTATTTGCCTTGTAAGCGATATACGCATCCATCATTGCTGCAACGGCATCAATTTTTTGCTCATGCCGCTTTTTCAGCAATTTACGGTTCCCGTTAGTATCTTCCAGAGTAATACAGTTTCCCATAGCAAATGTCATCAAATTCTCATCAAACAGAAGCATTCGCTCTTCTGAAAGTTTCTTCAATTCGCCAAGTGGGACGGATTCTGTCTTTGCACCCTGGATAACTTTTTCTATTCCGAATGGTCCATTTTCACTTGTCCAACGTTCAACAAATTCCTTTGCATAGTATGGGTCGTAACCAAAGCATCGTACATCATAACCGCATTCAATAATGTGGTTATCCAAATCCTCATACACTTCCATCATGTCAAGAACCGTCCCTTCCAACACAATAAGGCTTCCCTCTTTCATAAACTGATCGTATTTAATTCTCATTGCTGCCGGGAGTTTCATAAGAGTCGATGAGGAAATGTAGTTTCTGGTTTTGACGCCGAATGATCCGTTCGACAATGGGAATAAAAATGTGAATGCACAGAAATCGTCCCCTTGTGATAGATCGGCTCCCAAAGAACATGGCATTTGCCAATAATCTCGATGGCGATGCGGAAGAGTTTCTTCATATGTAAAGTAATATGTGTATCCCTCCATAGGAAGTCCGAAGCGCTTAGCCAAAATATCGTTTCGAGCTGCCGGAGCCTTTTCTGCTCTCTCAACGTCCAGCTGATAGGTTTCATAAGAAACAGTCTTTCCAAGGTTCGGATTGGCTTTCAACCATTTATCTGGATCAGCAACCTCGTCAATAGAATCCAGCTTATACCACCAGATTGATACGTGCGGATTGACATAATCCCCTTTCAGAATGTCCATCAATTCCATTTTGATTGTATCACCGGCACCGTTACGGACAGTACCCTCCGAACTGATTGCAACGATAAGGTAGTCGTTGACTTTCGATGCGCCCTGTTCGATTGCTCCGATTACATCTTCTCGAATGTCGCCAGAAAGCCACTCGTCAACTGTAGCCACTTTCAGCTGAAGCCCCTGAAGTTTATCGATTCTCATTGGACGAATTTCAAGAAGCGATCCAGTGAGAAAGTTTTCAATCCCTTTCTTAGTGGATGCCAATTTCATTCGATTCGCCTTTGATCCGGTCGTATTTTGCAACGATCCTTCAGTAAGGAACTTATAGAAAGGTCCCCTTGATCTGGTAATAGCGGTTCGAATAGGTGACAACACCTCTTCCGCCTGCTTCATTGTCGGGGCTGTAGTTATCTGATGTGTCGTTGTGACGTCAACATTCAAGAAGAAATTCTGCAAGCATGAGCCATACATTGACTTTGCAGCACCTCTGGCTATTATGAGATACTGCTTATTAACCAATCTTTTTCGGATAGACTTGGTAACGTAATGTCCGCCATGGCCATCCTCATAAGGTTCGTATACACTTCGCTCAACAAAATAGTACCAACCGAAAATCTGTTCAGCCCAAACTTTGAATGTATCAAGCAGTTTCAAATCTGAACCGTCAGTTAAAGTAAGCTCATTCTCGCAATAGCTGATAAAACCCTCTACTGCTTGATCATCGTAATAAATTCCAGGATTCGCAATGAGATCATCGATTCGGTTCATCTCCATCTCGATTTCTCGGCATACCGGAATTTCGCCACGAATTACGGCATCACGAAACATGCCGTAGTATTTCGGGACGGCAGTGTTCGATAACGCCATTATTTTCTTCTCCTACTTCTTCTTATTCGGGTTTGCAGCGATGTACTGTGCGGCCTCTTTAAGATTGAATTCTTTTGTCATTGCAGTCTTGACAGCATAGGTCATTGCTCCAGCCGCAGCCATAGTCAACGCTTTCTTTCCGGATGCAGAAAGAATTTCTGATACATACTTTCTGCCAGGTGCGATGTCGTCTTCTGTAAGATTTTTAAACTCGCGTTCTAATTTAAGTCTCTCGATCTTTTTCTTCAGATCTGCATCCGACATTGTTCGCCGATTCTTAACAGCAACTTTACGTGCTGATACCTCATTCTTATCATCTGAAGATTTGGAGGAATGTCCCCTGGCTCTTGCAAGCTGTGCTTCTGATCTTCGAACTCCCCATTTCATTCCAAGAATTCCATGGTGTGCTAAATAGGTGTTATTCATTTTGAATCTCCCTCCTTTGCGATGTAACTGGTAACACCTCCGCTGGCATTGGATGTCTGATAATACGGAACTTCATGAA